GGTCTTGGGCGCGGTGCGATTGCAGGACTTGCGGAACCATTTGTCGGTAAGGATCTTGTATCAGTAGAACAAGTCATGTCAGGGACAGTCCCAGGGTCTAAAGAACTTGCCGAAAAAGCAGGGATTGATCCTACTATAATTTATCCAGAGTACATAAGAGCAGGAGCAAAATTATTAGGCCAAGAAGAAAACTTAAAATCACTTGCAGGAGCTACTGCGGATGTTTATACCGACCCTGCAACATTCCTAGCACCTATGGCAAGAGCCGCACAAATGGGCGCTAAAGGCGCTAAACTTGGAGCAACTAAGTTTCTTGAAACTATGCTTGATCCTTTGGGAGTAGGTCTAGGGGCAGTTGGTAAAGGTACTGCTGCGGTTGGAGAACAGGCATATAAATCAGCATTTGAAAAAGCAGACCGCGCTCTTGCAACTAGATACGGAAAAGGATCCATTGCGGACATCCTTAAAAGTAAGCGTTTCAAAGGTAGTGCAGAAGATGCACTAGAAGCCACTCAACAAATTAACGAGCAACTCGGGCAGAAGATCGGATCATTCCGTGAAGCGGCGGATTTAAAAGGAACATTGGAAAAACCAGGCAACTTTGAGGCGGCTGAAAAAGTTATTCAAAAGTACCGTGTGGCTTCAGATCCTAAAATGATGGCGATTGCGGATAGTCTTCAAGAGACTTTAGATTCCTATAAAGGAATGCCGCCAAAAACTGCATCAGAACTTGCCACAATCAAAAGAACTAATCTTGATATGGCAGGTGGAGATACTGCTTTTGATTTCCTTAAATCTTCTCCAGATCGTGCTGAGTCGGAACTAAGAAAAGCAATCGGTAAGAGTCTCGGTGAAGCGGAAGATACTGCGGTTAAAAAGGCATTGCCTGAAGATAAATTTAAAGAGTATTTAGCCACCAAGAAAGATTACGGCGTCACAACAAAGTTCTCTCAAAAACAAATGGCTAAACTTGCGACTCAAGAAGCCAATAGAACTGGAATCCTCCCAAGTGCTGTAGACGTAATGGGGACAGGTGTTGCAATGGCTGCTGGAAGCCCTATCGGAATGGGCGCGATGGCTCTTAAAAAAGCAAGGGACATTGGGCGTTTGACCTCTGTAAAAACTGGAGGCGGTTTGATGCTTGAAGATATTGGAAAACAAATCCAACAAAAAGCAACAATGGTTCCACCACAAATTTGGTCACAAATGTTAAGGCCACAAACTAAGGAGCAAGAACAATGATGAAAAACAAAATGGGCAAACCAGAATCCGAAATCGAAATCTCCATCGAACCTGCCGAGAAAGAAGAAGGCATGGAAAAAGAAGATGAGGAAGAAGGCGAAGAAGAGTATTCCTCTAAAGAGATGGACTTTAAAGCCGAGTGCGATGCTAACGATCTTATGCGCGCTGCTGAGATCAAGAACGACCCTGCCCGCATGAAAAAAGCGATGGCAATCCTTCAAAAGAAAAAAGCCGCCATCGAATCTGTCGCAGATTTGAAAGCGGCTCGTAATGCTGCTTTTACTAAAGAGTCTTAAAGATTATTCAGGTCAGCAATGAACGGCTCAAGAACTACGAGATCGTTCGGGCTGATCTGAACATTTGAAAGTTCCACCGCATAAAGTGGGCTTACTTCAATCTGAAAATCAGAAGCAAGGTACTCGTCCATTTCCTTTTTGAATACTTCTGTATTTTTCAATTTGTACCCAACAGGTCTTTTCTGATCGCCTTCACCTTCAAACTCAAGTTGAAGATTTCCCGCTTCATCAAGTTCCCCGTGGTTCTTCAAAAGATCGCTCATGAACTGAACGTGCTCTTTGTTCTTCTGATCGAGTTTGTCAGCGTAACGCTTCATTTTGTAGGCCGCATTGATCGGCATCTTCTCTTTCATCAGCGCCTGAAATACGGTGTAAAGATTCTGGTTCACTAAGATGTTGTGTTTAAGGTTTAGCATTGGAAATATCCTCAAGTTCTTTCATGATTACGTCTAAGTTTTCTGGATAAACAAGAGTTGCGTAACCTCCACTCTCATTGATCTTCGCTATGTTATATAGCTGTAACTCTGTCACCGGAGCCGTAGCACTTCGCTTTAACTCAAGCCCCACAAACCGCCCGTTAATTGAAACCAAAAGATCCGGGGTTCCCCGGATAGATGCTTGCTGAATGGTAAACACCACAGTCTTCGGTATCTTCCGGAGCCGAGATAATACACGCTTTTTGAACGTCGATTCTTTGGGTGAGGGTGTCTTCATCTAACTCCTCAAGTCTACCCCAGCTTTTACCGATTGCAACCGAAGTATCCATTCCAAGGCCGTTCTTGGCTGGGTATCCGATACACATAAGTCTTCTTATTTCAGGGATAAGGTGAAACTCTCCCTCGTGCAATTCAATTAAGAGTTCGTCGTGGACACTGAGCACAATTTTAGACTGATAAGGAACTAAGAACTCATGAACCAAAATCAATGCTCTTCGCATGATCTCCGAACCGGAGGATTGAATGATATAGTTCGGGCCTTTATAGGCAAAGTTCCCTTTCCTCTTTTGCCCATCCACTTCAAACTCAATCACCGGAAAATGCAAGATACGCCCAGCAAAGTTAAATATAAACCCACGCCTATCAATGGCATTTTTCACGTTACTGATAAACGAACTAATACTGCCAAGTTTTGCAAAGTACAGGTTCTTTAGCTCGGTGGCTTTATCCACACTGACCCCTAGCATCCCCGCAATCTTCGGCGGTTGAGCACCGTACAAAAGGGCGAAGTTTAAGACTTTCGCCGAGAAGCGGTCAACTTTCATCATGCTTGCCGTTGCCGAGTGAACGTCTACTCCCGCTTTGATCTGGGAAATGAGATCACGTTCTCCGGCATAGTCTGCTGTGAGTCGGTACTCTTGGGCGGCATAGTCGATGGAACAAAAGACAAATCCGTCTCTAGCCTTAAAGCTATCTCGAACTCTCCACTCTCCGTCATCTTCACTGTTGAGAGTTTGAAGTGCAGGGTTGACGATTGAAAATCGGAAAGTGTCTGCGGCAGTCTGCTTAACAGATGGCCTAACAATTCCGTCTTGATCTGCATAACTGGTAAATGAATGGTAATATGTGTTGAGTCGTTTGTAGGCATCTCGGTACTCCGTAACTACTTTGGCCGCTTCGTGGTCGATGGTCTTAAGAACGTCATCCGTAAAGCTGGCATTCCCCTTTGACGTAGTACCACCAGATATTCCATGTAACCCGAAAACGTGTTGTAGGTGTTTGTTGGAATCGGTGAACTCGTGACCTGTAACCAATCGGAATTTTTCTTTGGCTTTCGTGATGCGCGCTTCTTCGTGGGCTTTTGCTTTTTTAATGAACTCAAGGTCTAACTCCATGCCCCGCTTTTCCATATCAAATAGCACTTTGGTTAAGCGGTTTTCTTGTTCGACGAGATCCCTAAACTTTACAGGGTATCCTTTGATCTTGCCGTACTTCTCAGTCAGCTCATCAATGATCTGTTCTTGCTTCACACCAATTTGATAGGTGAGCCTAGCATCTTGGAGCGCATACTCGGAGATGATCTCAAACGGGACTTTATCGAATCGGGGGTTTTTGGTTGCGCTCTTCTTACCGGGGACTTCGATCTTATCAAAGAGTTTATGCTCTTTGATGTACTCCATCACACTACCTAGTTTTTCTCCCAGTCCCATTCGTTTTGAAACCACATCCAAGCTGTAAGACAAATGGCGATTATAGATACACTTATCAACAACAAGGACATCCCAAGGGCTATAATCCACGCCCCAACCTTCTTTTGAAAGAAAGTGCATATCGAATTTAGCGTTCGCAAAATAAATCTTTTTACCCTTAACCGCATCATAGAGTTCAAGAATCCTGTTTTTATGAAGTGCTCTTACGTCTTCATAGTTTTGAAAATTAAAATAAAAAGTCTCATCAGCGCAACCAACGACGATGCTGAAAAGACGATCTCCAGTGTAGGGGGACAATCCTGTGCTCTCGATATCAAGACTGAGCACACTACTATTTGCGATAGTATGAAAAACGTCAGAAAGATTTTCATTGGAAACGATCATGGCTGGTAGTCATGAAGGATAATGGTTCTAAAGTCAAATGACTCTTTTTCAAGGTCACATTGCTTAAATTGTTTTACCCAGATTTTCTTCGTTGGGTTCCACATGAACCGTTTTTCACGGGCTTTATCCTTGTGGTCAAAGCTGACATCTGCCCGCACCCAAACCATCGGAGAACTAGCCCGCTCGATGATAGTATCAAGTGGGAACATGAAAAACATCTTACTCATGATGTCTACATCATGGCGGGCACTATGGGCCGAGGGATTCACAACACCAAACTCAGCTCCTAGATAGGTGAGTTTGCGAGTGTCTATGTGTTCAGGCCAAGGCACATCAAAGCGGGTGTCAATTAGGCTCGGGAGTTTAAAGTCTTCTCGTCCAAGGCGTTTAAGTTCATTTTGCAGTAAAGGGTAATCGTAGGCGTGTAAGTTATGAGCAATGAGGTATTCCACACCCATGAGGTGCTTGTACATAATCTCAAGCACTGATCGAAGGGACTCACCAAACTCACAGAGTTGCTCGATGTCGATTCCGGTGATTCGTTGGGCTCCTTCATCAAATACAAACTCCCCTTCTGGCATCACAAGCGCCGAATAGTGGTATAACTCCCGTTTATTAATAAGGTCAAAAACACTAAACGCAACTTGGGTGATGCGAGCATTTGCCACATCTTTATCAGTCGCTTCAAAATCTAAAAACATTCCCCGCATATATCCCCCAATATAAAAATAACCCCCGACTCTCCATCACAAAAAATCGGGGGTATCTAGTTTTAATTTATGGCAAGCCAATCATTAAAACGGAGCTTCTTCTGTATCCAAGACTTCTTCGTTAGTCTGGATATTTGCACCTTGAGCAAGCATTGAGTGAAGGTTCTTAGCCTCCATCGCAGCGTGGGTCAAAAGGTCTGAAGGTACTTTGGTGTCACGATCAGATGCAGCGGTGAATACAAACCACTTACCTTTATCGTTCTCAACCTGCTTAACGCCGATGTCGTACACGGTATTATATGGGGGGATACCGCGCTGAACTGAGTTCATCAGTTGGGTCAACATCGGGCGTCCAGCAGAGTTGATGTTCTTTGAGCCACGGAATGAAAGCACATATTTTGCTTTCGTTTCGTCACCCAAAACGTGAACGAAGAAATTAAAACAAAGAGAGTTAATATATTGAACGCCGTCTTTCTCTTCTTCATAAGAGCGTTCTCCGGTGTAAGGTTCGATTGCATGGAACTCTTTTTTACCGTTCACCATCTTTTGTACTTGGTAACTTTTTTGGAAATAAAACGGCACAACTTTAGCTGCGCCTTTCTTACCGCCGAGAACCTTGTTGTCCATGTTCTCAACGATGTCGCCTTGGTTTGCAAGGCCATCAGCGCATACTTTACTCATGGCCTGAGCAATGTAGATCAGAGGGATCTTGATGTCCTTAGATGACACTTGGTCAAGGCCGAACATATCAATACTGAAATCGGTTGTCGCTGGTACGTTTGTTTGTTTAGTAGCTACTTCTTTTTTACTCATATACTATTTTCCTTTTCTCATTGAGATGGTTACACGTTGTTCTGGCGCTCCGACTCCCGGTAGCACCTTAGTTGGATCTGCACCTTCTCCTAACTCTTCCAACTTTGACTTATAAAAAGCGTTTAATGTTTGATGATTCATGGTGAGCATATTGTCCATGCCGTGATCCACAAGGTATTGACGAAACTTCGCAGACTCTTCGCCGTCTTTTGGAAAACTCACTTGGTACTTTGTCACCATAGAGATCGTCCCAGCTCCCGGAGTGTTATGGTTCAAACGTCCGGTGGCTTCTAAAATGCTCTGCACTTTGTACTGCATGGTTTCGTACTCAGAATGTTTTTCAGATGCTTGATCTTTGAGTGCCTCGTATTCAGCACGAAGTTCAAAGCACTTCTTTACCATCTGATCTAGTTCTTGAATTGTAGTTTGATCGAGTGGCTTTTCTTCAAAGCCAAAGTTCATATCGTCCATTTTGTAGTCCTCTTTCCTTACAGCTATAAAACTTAAAGTGACTTTGCAAGTGCTAAAATATCCATGGATAAGTCTTTCTTACCTTGCAGTGCTTTAAGTACCGCAACATCAATCGTGTTTTCGGCAATTAGATCAATTCGAGTAATACTTGCGTGGCGCTCTGATCCGCCCCTATACGCTCGCGCTTCACTCTGCATATCGTGCTCTAAACTATACCCTCGGCTAAAGTAAATCATGTAACTTGCCGCAGTCAGGTTTACTCCAGTTCCCCCTGCCGCTTGAGATGCAATCATCACTCGGCAGTTCTCATCGTTCTGGAAGCGGTCAATTTCTTTTTGCTTATCTGACACTAACCCCGTCAGTTCAGCGTATTGAACCTTGGCTCCCTGACACGCCTTCTTCACCACTTCGTGATCCTCGTGAAAGATCGACCACACAATTACTTTGTGGTTTGGGGCGATGTCTTCGATAAGATCATTGAGCGCGTTGGCTCGGGGGTTTTTAGTGAACCGATGAATCGTCCCATCTTCTAACTTTAAAAACCCACTTAAAATCTGCTGCATTCTCAGTGCTTTTGTAATCGCAAGTTGCGCTACTGCCACGCCCGATTCGACAAACACTAAGAACTCTTTTTTCATGTCCTCATACGCTTTCTTCTGCTCATCACTCATGAGCACAGGAACCGAAACGCGCACGAGTGGCGGCAAATCAAGGCACTCACTCTTAGCAGCGTGAATGCTGATCTCACTAATTAGAGATTTCAACTTCTCACGAGTCGATGCCTTTGGAACCCATTTAGGAAAGTGAGAGTGTTTTGGCATGAAGCGGTTTTTGTCTTCAAAGTAGTTTGCACGAAACTGAAAGTAGTTTGTTCCAAGACGCTTGCCACCATCTAAAATGCGGTACTGGGAAAACAAGTCCATCTCATTGTTGAGTACAGGAGTCCCGGTCAGAATCATCCGGTAGTGCGATTTGTGGTTCGCCATCTGATCGGAAATTTTAATCAGGGCTTTTGTCCGTTGGGCAGCAACTCCCTTGACTCGGTGGCTTTCATCTAAGATCAAAAACTCCGGTGGTTTTGCCATTACTTCACGGGCAAAAGTCAGATTCGCAAACGCTTCGTAATTTGTAATGAAGATTGAATCGGCTGGGCATTTAAGATAAAGGTTAGTTCGTTGCGCTAAAGTCTGGTTGAGCACAAACACCTTACTAAGTGGGATCTTTGTGTACTTTGCGATTTCGTTTTTCCAGTTTTCTAAAACCGCTGACGGGCCGATGATGAGTGTTCTTAAAATCTTCTTGTTCTCGTTCATTCGGTGTCTGAGAACTTCTAAAGCGGTACGGGTCTTACCTGTTCCCATGTCAAACAAGAGCGCAAGATCGGGGGTTTTCTTCCCTAGTTCAATCCCTTGTACTTGATGATTCCAAAGTGGTGGTAATTCCATTATTCAATCCCCCACTGAGCCGCTATAGCATCTGCAATTCCTTGGTAAGTTGTAGAGCGTAATTTCCATCTATCTTTAGAAGGGGGCAGGTAATGAAGGCGCTGTACCCTACCTTCTACAATATTTGTAGGTTTCAATGGCGGAAGATTCTTCAACCAAAAACAAGTGGCCTTAGTTTCGCCATGTCCAAACATCCATGGTTGAACAACTTGAGATTTATCGGCGCCGATAATCTCTTTTGCATACTTGTGCATGATGGGGTTTTCTACAGCAATTTTAGGGATATTCGCCTCTAATAGCTTCTTAAAAAATAAAGCCCCGTCCCGCATCTTGCCCCATCGAGATTCATCCTTATGAAGCCAACATACCCCTGAGTTGCACAGATAGGTGCAAGGGGGGTGCGCGATCATCAGATCAAACCCGTTGTCGATAATATCAAAAACATCGCCCTGATAATGAGGGCCAGGAACATCCGTAGGTAAAAGATCACATGAAATAGCATCGTGACCTAATTTTAAAAAGGCGTCTCGTACACGCCCAGAGTATTCACAAGCAATTAAAACTTTCAAAACAGTCCCCCTAAAAAAATTGCCCTTGGTTCGTCATACCAAGGGCTGTTGTTTATTACTTCTTCTTTTTAGGTGCAACTTTTTTCTTCGCTGGTTTTTTAGCCATGATAGTATCTCCTCTCATTTTTTTAGCTTCTCTTTGGCAATCTTTTTAAGATCCTCCAAAGTTTTGACCTTAGACTTAATTCGCTCTGGGATGTTCTTCGGGGTTTCGGAGTTCCATTCATTGAACGTCTTCTCACTCATCTTTCCCTCTTTAACCAATGCCCCAAACTTGCGTCTTTGCGCCTCTGATTTAAACGGCATAATTACCCCTATTTTGTAATAAGTTTTACAGCAGTCTCTACATACTCGCCCACTTGGTACGGAAGGCTACGCGCCCGCTCTGGGCAGTCCTGCACACTGTGACTGAAGCCAATAATGTGCATCAGTTCATGCGCCAAATGCCCAGCCTTATCAGGAATACTCATGGCTTTGTACCGTGGTTCATAAGTAAAAATACTATCCTTGATAGTGTAACCAACAACGCTACTCATGCGCTTATACCAAGGGCGTGAAACGATCTTCCAAGCAAAGCGGTACTCGTCGTTTAAGAAAAATTTATTGTACAACTCCTGCCCCGTACAGCCTTGCAGATCCCCTAACTCTGTGAACTTAGTTCTCCAGATGAACCCCTTGAAATCGACAGAGTTTAAAACCTGCTCAACAAGAGCGATTACTTCAAATTGTTCGGGCGTACACTTATGAGTCGGAAGTAGTTTCATACACTATTTTTCTCAGACTTCATCACCTGTTGCAAGTACGTTCTGATCGCCATACCGTTCTCGTAGCTAAGTCCAGAGTAATCTTCTTGTACCAATCGAGCTACAATCTGACGGTGTACCCCAGTCCTAGACTCTATTTGATAGGTGTTAAACTTCATTTTCTCCATGTGGGCTTGGAGTTTCTTGCGCAAGTTGTTTGTGTAAATTCTGCATTTGTCCGTCATTTAATTCCCCAATCAAAAACATATTGTGTTTTGTGCAACCCGAACAACAACACGACAAAGCAAACTTTACAAACTCTTCTTTTGCTTTTCTATACCCACGCTCTTCGGCTTCACGAATCAGCGTCTCTTCTATCTCTCGCTCTAAGCGTTCAAGTTCTTGCCTTAAATCTGCCATAAAAGTGGCCGGGTAGAGAGCACTGCACCCGGCAGCAGTATGGTGGCGGAGACAACAAGTGGAGACTAATAACTCCGCCGCTCTAAACTAACGCTTCCCCGTTCTTCCCACGGTAGCGGTATTTATAATTGTACTTTTTCTTCTGCTCGTTTGGGTCGTCCTTGATCTGCCCAGATCCCCCGCATTTCCCGCAAGTAATACGGTCAGCAACGGTGTACCCACCGATCTTCAGATGAAACCCACGGCCAAAACATTTAGTGCATCTTTTTAAATTTTCCATAGTCCTCTAAAAGAAACGCGCACCCGATTTGTTTTTTCATTTAATCAGGATGATCGAACTTAACGGGTGCCCGTTCCTTCCCCCCCATTTAAGCATCATACTTGGAAAAGTCAACAGGGTCGTCGTCCCGCTCGATCTGAATTATCACTTGAAGCCCATCGCTGTCCACAATGTAGAGGTGATTATCGTCTGCCTCATAGTCCGCCACGAACTTCACACTCCGACGCACTTTCAGATCCTCCAACTTTCGGAGGTCTTTTATAAAGATTTTGGCGTTCTCTTTGTTCTTCTCGAAAAGAGCGATGGTTCGGTGGCTTCCAATAACGTATGTCGTAGTCTTACTCTTTATCGGCCAATCTATTTCCATGTGCGTCTACCCCCACTACTTTCTGTAGTATCGCACAAGCATCACGGGATTGTGCCTTATATTCATCCCAACTCACTTTTCCCCGTACCTCCCAGACCTTCCTCACATCGCAGACCCAAGGACGGGTGTCATAAATCGCACACCTATTGTCAGGCAGAAGATGCCCGCATCCACCACTCGGTGACTCGGGGAGTTTGAAGAAATCTAAAAAGGGTTTTGGAAGCACTTTGCAACAAGCGCCACATCCAGTGCAGTCGAACTTATCCATTCCAGTCATTATGAAATAAAAAGTAGTAAACGGCATCTTCTAATTGATAGATGACCTTGTGGGGTATTCTGATCCCACGCTCAAACTCCATTGCATGAAGGCTTTCGTGGATAAACGTCTTCATAATTTCCCGCTCACTCTGGCCTTGTTTGAGCGCGATTTGTTTGGTATCAAAGCGGCATTCACCAAGAACATCGGGGTCTTTGAAACTGTCCACCCACACCACTTCGTATGTGACCTTATTCTTGATCTTAATATGTGAGGGGATTTTGAACGACTTCATCCCTAAATTGTAGGGCGGAATTTCACTCGATCAAAGGAATATATCCAGATAACGCGTATGGCTGAGGAGGTAGGGATCGAACCTACGACCAAACGGTTAACAGCCGTTTGCTCTACCACTGAGCTACTCCTCAAAAATATCAGGCACTTTTTTAGCCACTTCTTCCATGTGCATATCCCAAGGATAATGCTTCAAAATATAAAGCGCACGAAGCCTGATGGATCGGGGGATTTTGGGAGTCTTCTTCGGATCAAGTAAGTCACGAAGAAATTCCCTCGCAGCTTTCACCGCACGAAACCGTTCATCAGGCAATGTCATCATTCCCCCTTCAACGCTTCACGAGCACGTTTACCTTTTACCCAGTATCCATTTTCAACAGAAACATCAAAATGATCTGAAAGTAATTCCATTTCCTTTTCAATTTCACTAAATTTGGGATCTGTTTTTTGTACAATTACAGGCTCACCATCAGCGTAAAACTCCAACGCCTCCCTCGCCTTGGCGAGCTTCTCTCTCAAATAGTTATTTTCTTCTGCAATTTTATTTGATTGATGCCCAAGATTAAACCAATAATGTTCAAGTGGTGTTTCAGGTTGTTTGTGTACCTCAAGTACAGAGCCTTCAAGATCAAATACTTTAGCTATTACACCATCAAACTCGCAATGTCCTTCCATTGCCATTAGTTGCCCAACTTCATTTTTATAAATTGTGAATCTCATCACTCAATCTCCTTCAACGCTTCACGGGCACTATCACCGTTATCTGAAATAATAATTGGGTCATAGCCGTGATAATTTTTTTCATCAGCATAAAACTCCAACGCCTCCCGATAGCGTGCGTTTTCGGCTTTCAATTCATTGATCTCTTGATTCAAACGATCTATTTCAATTTTCACTTGTAGTCTATCCATCTCAATCACACGACGCCAAGCGATCGCCTACAACACAAAACCCATGTGTCGGGTCGTAATCAACTCGTTCAAATTTTGTCATGTACCCATTCGGGTGATAGTCTTTCAAATAACTATCCACCGCTTTCTTCACGGCTTCTTCACTCACATCGCAAATTGTAATTTTTACAAAAGTCCCAACTGGAATTTCATTAATGGTCGTCATGTGCAATGACTGCCACAAAAAAGAAATGGATGCAAACATTTCTGCCCGCACCCATCCCGACGACCAGAGGACTATTTCTGGCGCAGCGAACGCTGCAACATCGTTCTATAAAAACTTTTGGTAATTGCACAACGAAAAAAGATGAGCTACCTATAAAATTACCGAATCGGGGGACTAACTATGCAACTAATCAACTTCGTACTACCGTCTTTACACTCTTCACTCACCGGAGGGCATCTCAATGCCACTGAACTTCAAGCTAAAATCAAATCTTTCAACAAAGGAGAAGGCTACTATTGCCTCTTTGACCTTGAGCCTCGCGACTCTTTCAAAGAGTACCGAGGAGTCCAAAGCCCCGCTCTCGGCTACTTCGTTCTCGATTTTGATTCTAGTGAAGACATGGATAACGCTAAAAACGACTGCCTCACTGTTATCTCGTCCCTTCACCTTCAGCCGGATACTTTTAAAGTGTTCTTTAGTGGCAACAAAGGCTTTCACCTTTACATTCGCCAAGAGTTTTTTAACATCCCTGCAAACGACCGAACCGCAAAATCCTTTGAAGCTATCGCAACCGAACTCGGCAAACGCTTCAACCTTAACACCCTCGATGATTCAATCTATCAAGCCAATAGGAAGTTTAGAATTCCAAACTCCCAGCACCAAAAAACAGGACTCCATAAAATCGAAATCGACTGGCGAAGGCTGGAAAGTCTAACGATTGATGAAATCAAAAACCTCGCAAAAACACCGCAAAAACTGACCCTTTTCGACTACTCCCTTCCTACCACGAAGTACACAAAAGCTGTGTATAAGAAGGAAGATGGCTCGGTGAATTTGTACGGTCTTGATGCCGTGACAGATAAGGACATCAGCTCCGGTGGTTCGGGGGATTTTGCCACATTCAAAGACAAAGTGTGCATCTCATCCATGCAAGGCTCAAAGCACAAAGAAGGAATGCGCCACGAAGTCGCCCTCACCTTAATCTCCGAATACTTCCACCAAGGACTCACACAACCTGAAACCGAAGAGCGTCTCCTTTCGTACTGTAAAACTAACTCCATCGAAGAGCGTTTCAACCGTGACTATAAGCGCGCCATTAAGGATATTTACAACGGAGGCACCGAGTACAAGTTCGGGTGCTATTCCAAAATCAAACAAAAGTTCTGCTCCGGCACTTGCGGTCTTTATCCACGTTTAGACCCATATAAACGAGCCGAAGTCACCGATTCACCCGTTCCTGCTAGTTCGTTGAACCGGGTTTCAGAAGGTTCGGGTGGGGCGGTGGACTCTAACCTCTCTAAAAAGGAACAACGAGAACTAGAAAAGAAACAAAAGGCCGAGGAAAAGCGCAGAGCCTACCTCCAATCACTCCCCGTCAGTACCTTCAAAGAATGGGGCGATAAAGGCCCAAAATGCACCATTTCTAACGTACAACATATGCTAGAAGCCCTCTCAATCGACGTTAGATACGATGTCATTAAGAAAAATATCCACATCGAAATCCCAAACTCCAAGTTCCTGATCGACACCGAACTAAACGACAAGATGAATTTCATCGTCTCTTTAGCCATCTCGTGCGATATGAACTACGGCAAAATTGAAGACTTCGTCTCATTCATCGGGGCAAAAAACCCCTATAACCCCGTGGCTCGGTGGGTTGATGAGCGTCCTTGGGACGGCGTAGACCGCCTCCAAGCCTTCTTCGACACCGTAACAGGAGCCAATGACCACGTTGATGAAGAGCGTCTCTTCAAAGAAACCCTACTGCGCCGGTGGATGATCTCTGCCATCGCAGCCGCCTACTCCCCGAACGGCATCCAAGCCCACGGCGTCCTCGTCTTCACTGGCGCTCAATACATGGGGAAAACAAACTGGTTTAAGTCCCTTGCCCCTGAATCCCTCCAAGTCCTGAAAGACGGAGCAATCCTTGACCCTAAAGACAAAGATAGCGTCTACCAGGCCGTATCTAATTGGCTCGTGGAATTAGGCGAAATCGACTCCACCTTCCGCAAATCCGACATCGCCCAGCTTAAAGCGTTCATCACTAAAGACAAAGATACCGTCAGGCTTCCCTACCGCCGGGAACCTGCCTCTTTCGCCCGCCGTACCGTATTCTTCGGGAGCGTCAACGATAACGAATACCTAAACGACCCAACCGGAAACCGCCGCTTCTGGACAATCAAGTGCGAAAAGCTCAACTTTAACCACGGGCTTGATATGCAACAAATCTGGGCGCAAGTCCTAAGCCTATACGATGCGGGCGAACCTTGGTGGCTCTCTAAAGAGGAAATGGACAAACTCAATATCCTTAACCAAGACTTCGAGACCGAAGACCCAGTGGCTTTTAAACTTAAAGAGAAGTTTGAGCATTCTGAAGGAAGTCTACTGTCAGCAACCGAGATTGCCGAACTTCTAGGCTACACCTTCCCTCAACAACGAGACCTACGAGCTATTGGTAGGGCAATCAAAAAGGTATTTAACTTAAATGCTGAAAGAATTGACGTAAAAAGAGGCTACCGAATCAAGCCGATTGACGGCTCGGTGGATGTCAGGGACTCGGCTCAAGAGAATCCGTTTTAGTGACGGTTTGATGAGCGTCTCAATGACGGTTTGTAGAGAGAGGAAGGTGATGAGCCTTCCTTTTTTTATGGGTTTTTGGAGTAGTGGAGCGGGGTGGTAGGATGATTTTATCGGGGCGGTGGTTCGGGTGACGGTTAAACCGTCATTAAAAAGCATACCGTCATTGCTATCTGTCACTGAAAAAATCTTTTATTATTAGCTATATACAGTAAACAATGACGGTAATGACGGTATGTATGTATTTATATAAGTTACAAAGTAGAAATGTATATTTTGTAGTACTACTATAAAAAACGCATTTTACTATATAAGGATTAGAAAGCTGAAAATACCGTCAGACCGTCAGAACCGTCATTAAGTCCCTTAATCGTAGTCGCTAATGTCCGAAATAAACTCGGAAACATCCTCCGCTCGCTTGGCACGTTTCTTCCAGTTCTTGCCCCGGAGCGCCGGGGTATTAGTCTGAAGCCATGTCCGGCACCGGACGATCGTGGTGAATGAGGGGACTTCCTTTTGCATGAGCCAATCCTTTAATTCGACGAACCCCCCGCACCGGAGGGAGCAGAATCGCTGGTAGTAGGTTAGGACTAACAGCTTATCGGACTCTCTTGTGTCGGGAAGAGTCGCTAGGAGGTGTTCAACTTTGCTTTTTACTGTCGTGTATTCTGAAATAGTATCCATGCCGACTGGTTTAAACTAGGTAACTCACCGTGTCAATTAAAATCATTCCCGCATCCTTTGTGCCCGGGAGTACACCATAACCCTTGCGGATGGTGCTATTGATGGCACAATGGACTTATGGAAAAGTCGCTTTGGCAAAATATGGTTGAGACTATCAAAAGTAAGAAGCCCACCGAGACGGATGAGACTGGCTATCCAAAGATGACCCCCGAGCAACTTGCTCAGGTAAACAAGACTTGGAACCCCAAGGATAAGGAAGAACTCGCTAAGGTATTTCGTTAGTACCCGACCATTCGCGTATCCTTTGCGCGTAATGAAATGTTCGGGGGTAGCTTAAACGGAAGAGCTTGAGCCAGACGACGCGTCGACGCCTGAACTCGGTGTGGGTTCGAGTCCCGCCCCCCGATCCATTAGAACGGCTGGAACATCGTGAATAGAAGCACTCCGAACCATGCCCAAAACTTCCTCCAAAAACTACTGCAATGGTCGTATGCGAAGTACCATATCCCAAGCCACATTAGTCCCTTGAACCAAATTTCCATCGGTAGAGGCATTTGCCACATAGCTACTCTCCTTTGTCTTTCTTCCGCGCATCCTTTGCGCGTGAGCGTGTTAGTGCATTAACGTCTAAGGGGTACGGACTCCCGTCTTTGGACGCTATGATGTCTAGAGTGTACCCGAGCGCCTCAACATAGTCCTTGAGTCTCGAGATTGTCGGGGAGTTGTAACCGCGTTCAATCTTCAAAACTTCTCCTTGATGCCCAGCTCCTCGCCCCCTTTCGTGCATCCTTTGCGCGAGGGCTTCTTGGGTGATACCAACTTTATTCCTAAGATCGGCAAGGCCACAAAGTCGAAACTCCTCGCTAGGCGTATCCTTTGCGCGTGGGAGTTCTTCTTGGGCGACAAGTAAAGCCAAGTTTAGAGCGAAAAAAATATCTTGGAGGGCGTCATCTGGTATTTTTTGGTAGCGATTGATGTGCCAAATTATTGATTCAAGTTTTTGGATGTTCATTTTTATAGGTGTCCTTTTTGGTTATTAAAACGGGCACTCGTCTAAATTTCTAAGCCGATAGCCAATTTTGCTCATTAATTCATCACGGTATCTGATTAAATTTTGCCTGGAGTATGCGCTTAAAACTTGTTTTTCATAATCATTTTTGCATAGATCATGAGCGACATTAAGCAATGCGATAGCGTGGTTTTTGACTATATTGTCATTATCGTCCGATAAATTTTCAGCGTAATTTAGTGCGACAATTGAATGATGATTATAGTTTTCAGCTTGATCTATTGTTTTTAAACCCAATTTTTTCAGATATTTTTTTGATAATTTCATATAGTCCTCTTTTCTCTCGCATCCTTTGCGCGTGTAATTACATTATGTATAGTTTTCCATCATCCCCGACATAAAGGTCACACTCCCCAAATTCGTGGGATAATTCGGTCAATTTTTTCCCAGTGCTCTTTTCATAATCGCCGTCCCAAAAACCCGCGCCGTGATGATTCCTTGTTAGCCAAAAATCATGGGCAACTAAAGTTTCGTTTAGATTATCAAGCAAGTCCCCCGCTTCATTTTGGAACTTGTTGCAGTCTTCTCGGAGTTGTTCAAGTGTTTCATCCGCAAAGTCATTTTCCGAATATTTTTCATCTAAAGGCACTCCATTGTCGTCAATGGAAGACCACAAAGCCGTTTCGATATAACTGTATTCAAATTTTGATAGTTTCATATAGTCCTCTTTTCTTTTCTTTTCTCGCATCCTTTGCGCGTACGTGTTATTTATTCTCTCTTATTTCCATAACATTGAACGCCTGATAGTCTTTAGTCCCATTGATCAACTCCAACTCGCAAGTGACAAGGCTTCCTTCTGTCAAGGTTTTAAAACCATCATTTAAAATAGCCGAGTAATGTACAAAAATGTCGAATTCGTGCCCGTCTATTCGTAAATACCCGTATCCTTTTGCATCGTTGAACCATTTCACACGGCAAGTTTCCTTTACTGGGATTTTTATTTTTTGCTCATGTTTAGTTATGATTATTTTTGCGGAGTGAATTGACTTCACTTCCATTGAATATGCGTAAGGGTCAACTTGCACGCGTACTATTTCTGTTTTATTGTCGGGGTATGATAAGTGAATAAAACCAAATTTGTATTTAATTGTTTGAAACATATAGTCCTCTTTTTTCTCTCGCATCCTTTGCGCGTATGTATTAATTAATAACCGTCAAGTTATATCCAAGTGATTCAAGTTCAGTTTTTAGGCTGAAGTATTTTTCAGGTGATACCGCTTTTCTTCTCATGAAAGAACTTGACGCTGCGCTATGTTGGCCTATGTGCATATAACTCATAATTTTAGTTTTTCCATATAAATCCGGCGAGTACAATTCATCAGGAAATAGCGCCAAAACTTCTCCTTCAATGTTTACAAATTTTACTCTTGTTTTATGTTTGTCTTTTTTCATATAGTCCTCTTTTCTTTTCTCGCGTATCCTTTGCGCGTAAGTGTTATTCGTTCACCGTCTGGAGATATTTTTTTGCAGTGTAAAGGGTCACACCATCTAACCCTTCAACCGTGTCAATGCTATAACGTCTCCCGTATCCGTTTTTGTCCTCAGTCAAAGTCACACACCGAACACTTGCGACACGAGTATTGTCTTCAAAGCATCGTTTTTCAGTTGTGACAAAGTACGCTTTACGGTCTGACACTCTCTTATAGTGAGACGTTAATCGGCTTTTAAAAAACCGCATTGTGTCGCGGTCAAAAAAATGCCCGCTTGACGTGTAGTTATAGTCCTGTACTAAGTGGGCAATGTTCCAAGGTATTGTGTTTTTCATATAGTCCTCTTTTCTCGTATCCTTTGCGCGTTATTCTTCCATAGCCTTTTCAATTTCTTCCAGTTGACGATCAATCTCCGCATCATCCAATGCACCTAGCATTGGAATTTCTAGGGTAACTCCTCCATAATAATCAACTTCGACAATGTTCGGGAATATTCCGTGTTGTCTCATTGTCTTCTCGATTATTAACTTTGCATGATGGAGTTTTTCAGAATCATCATTCCCAACTAAATCAGAATAATTTAGTTTTAAGTCTAGTTCTCTTGAATGTACCGCGTAACAATTTCTTCTATCTGAAAAATTAATTGTTACCGCTTCACCTAGACATTGACTCATTGACCATTGATGCTTCCCTTGACTGTATTGATCTTGTGAAAAATAAATAACGTCAGAACATGATTGAAGTAATTCTTCAATTACTTCAAATTCTTCTTCCGAAAAGTGATCAACTTTTAAGCCCATAACAGACTCAAGTAAACCGTCTTCTCCAAGACTTCTATCTGACCCTTTGCAATACGGGTCATTTTCAAAGTGTTCAATCTGTGCTTTCAATTCCTTGAAAGCGTAAGTTTTCATCAATTCTTGAACGCGTGCACCGATAGCGTCTTGAATGATAGCGTTAGCCTGTTTTTTTGCATTATGTACGTTGTTCATATAGTCCTTTCTATCTATTTATTTTTTGCAATCGCGCTCTGTACACGCATTGCATTGTTTAGTGTTGTTATGTTTGTCGCCGTTTGAACACACACGCCCAAAACAACCCCGATTAAAAATAGTTGGAATAGTTTTTCCATTGTTAGTCCTCTTTTCTGAAATCAGGATATCAATCATTCATACTTGCGTCAATCTTTTTTTTGATTAATACAAAAAATGATTATTTTCATTTAATCGCACGACCTCTCCCTCTCTATATTACCGCGCCACCGGATCAACGGACTTAGTTGACCCAGATCAGTTTTTCTAATGGGTCTGATAAGAATTATTATGTCGACCCTGACACAACGTGTTGTAATTGTTAAGGAATTTGACTACTCAAATTGTTGCAGGTCATCAGAACAAATAATAGTTGGAACCTGGCCCGAACCTTGCATATAGTTCCAACCCTCCGCGTCACCGTAACCCTACGTTATTATTACGTTCTACTCATCCGATAGAATGATTCAACGATTCTATGCGGATCGTTGATTCAATTGATCCGGTGGATTGATTAAACGAAAGCCGTTGACGGGGGGGCTAGGGGGTCGCGGGTCGTTCGTAGTCGTAAACGTATCGTATTGCTCTATATAACGTGCGCATCTCGACCTTTTTGGTTTACATCCTGCCTTGGTCGGCTACGCTAAACTTGATGGACAAGAAGCAAAAACGCGAAGAACAGTTAGCCAAGGTTCGTGAAGAAGTCCTTGCATCCCGTCCCAAGCCCACCGAATCACAGATCAACGGTTCGACCGGTGGTTATCAGGCTTATTTGAACGAAGACCCCGCTGGGATCACGCCTAGTAAGCGCAAAAGCCGTGGCAAGTTAGAGCAAGATCAGTCGATCCGTAAGGAACTCACCTTCAACTCGTATATAGCTCAGGTAGAGGAGCCTCGGTCGTTCCTGAACCTGCTCCCCGAATCAGTCAAAAAGACGGCGCTCACGATCCCGGAAGAGTTGCTCGGTAAAGATGAGGAAGAGATGCTCACGGTGCTTGAGGAGAAGTACAAGTACAAGCCCACCGCCGCAGTGGAAGCGATGAGGAACAATTTTTGGATGGAGCATGACCGAGTAGCGGTGACTCGGAATGAGATCGTAAATCAGTCAAATATCTATCTTGGGGTAGTAAGTCGGGAGTATTTCTATAAGGTGCTCGACTCGGCTCCGCACATTGTCGCCTACATCCTGACTAGACCGCCTGAGTACGAGGCGGTGATGAAGGGGCTACTTAACCTTTCGACTCGGAAGATTCGGGATGTGCTGAACCTCCCGCTCCAAAAAGCTGACGGTAGTATTCAAGACCCGAAAATCATCGAGCTTGTATTGAAGGCCGCCGCGATGGTTGATCTTCGTGCGAAGGGTGGTTATGTGCAGAGGTCAGAGACTAAGAACTTGACGCTCATGAAGCAGGAGAACTCGTACACGAATGTGTTTACGGCGGCATCTAACTCTAAGGTTCCAGACATCAACACATTGACGACAGACATTGACGCTAAAATTGCGGCTCTCGAGAAGGAGATGCAAGCGATACCGGGGATGCAAGCGGCGATTGAAGAGTCGCTGCCGTCGAAGAGTTCGGATACGCTAGAAGCAAGTTACAAAAAGTTTGAGGACGTTGACGTTTGATGGATAGTGCTAGTGTAGAAATACATAAATTATTTGGGCTTCCTATTAGCCGTTTAGATCATGGATTAAGTATTCATGGGATGGATTGTAAAGAATGTATGAGTAGGTGCTATGAAAGATCGCACATATCTTCTTCAAGATTAACCGTGGGAGAATTAAAAGAACTTGGGGAGCATTACCCTAGTGGGCTGTGTGACTGTGGGATGTTTTATCTAAAGGGCGGGGAATGGAAGACCAACTTAAAGACATCAAGCTAGAGAAGTTAAAGTTGCTGGAGGAGAAGGCCCGGTTGGTTCGGGGGCTTCCTCACCTTTATGGTTTTAAGGACTACACTTGGTCGCGGGACTTTTTAGATTCAAACGATAAGACGATTTTATTAACAGCGGCCAATCAGCTTGGTAAGAGTACATCTCAGATTCGGAAGATTGTGGAGTACGCTACCAATGTTCAGGCATGGCCGAGTCGCTTTCGTCGGAATCCTCGGCAGTTTTGGTATCTCTATCCTACTGCATCGGTAGCGAGTGCGGAGTTTCACACGAAGTGGAAGCCTGACATCTTACCAAAAGAAGATTTCAAGGACGATCCGCAGTACGGGTGGAAGCCTGAGTTTAAGAATCGTGGGGACATTAGTGCGATTTACTTCAATAGCGGAGTGACGCTTTACTTTAAAACTTATGCGCAAGATGTGCAGCATCTTCAATCGGGAACGGTTGACTATGTTGCGTGTGATGAGGAGTTGCCGCTTGAACTTTGGGATGAGATTAACTTTCGTCGTAACGCTGTTGATGGCTACTTCTCTATGGTGTTCACCGCTACATTAGGTCAGGAGTTCTGGCGCTTATGTATGGAGCCGAAAACGGGTGAGAAAGAGGCGATGCCGTTTGCGAAGAAGCTACGGGCATCACTCTTTGACTGTCAGCGGTTTTTAGATGGTACGCCTTCTCACTGGACAACGGAGAAGATCCACCGAACCATTGCGATGTGTAAGTCAGAGGCCGAGGTGCAGCGAAGGGTTTACGGGAGATTCGTGAAGGACGAGGGCTTAAAGTACCCATCCTTTGACCGTGTGAGGAACATTCACACGCCGATGGAGATTCCGGCGCATTGGCCGATTTATGTAGGGGTAGATATTGGAGCGGGTGGAGACGAAAACCACCCGAGTGCGATTACGTTCGTGGCGGTGAGGCCAGACTATAAGTATGCTCGTGTGTTCAGGCACTGGCGTGGGGATGACCGCGTTTATACGATGTCGGATGTTGCTTCTAAGTACATGGAGTTGTCACAGGATCTTAACGTGACGGCGGCGTTTTACGATTACCACGCGAAAGACTTTAAGACGATCACGGATAGGATGGGACTCGCGTTTATCCCAGCCGAGAAGAAGCACGATGTGGGGGAGCAAGTGATTAACGTGCTCTTTAAGAACGCGATGCTCGATATTGACGGCACACAGGAGTGCGCTCCGATCGTTAATGAATTGACGACATTGCAGCTTGGTGTGGATAAGCGTAAGGCGAAAGATGACTCGGTGGACTCCATGCGTTATGCGCTGACGAAGATCCCGTTTGATTTTTCACACGTTGGGTATGTACCGCTGAAAGACAGTACGATCAGGCCCAAAACACTAACGCCTCATGAAGCGGCGTATGCAGAAAGAAACAGAGATCGCATCAGGATGATTGCAACTCCCAGAAATGAAGGGTTAAATGACATCAATGACGAAATCAAAGAGTGGAATGAAATCTTGGGAAATCAAATGGCCGAGTATGAGGACTTCTTTTGACACGGATTCGATTCTTAGTATTATTGAAGTATGTAGTCGAAACGGCGTAGCCAAGTTCTCATACGGGGGGCTTGAACTGAGCTACCTCCAAGTAGACAAGGCTCCGATCACCGAGCCAGTATTTGTAAGACCTGAAATACAGGCAGATCAGAACTCACAGGCCCGTGATTCTCGAACAAAAGAAGAAGTGTCAATGAAGCAGGATGCTCTTGAGCAGATGATGCTTGATGACCCGCTTGAGTACGAAAATCTCCTCCGTCAAAGGGATATTGAATGAAAAAGTTAGATCACGGTGAATTGGTTAGGCTCTATAAAGAAGGTGAAGCAGCCGACAACCATCTCTACGCCGAACAAAGATCCAATTTGCTCCTTGTTGCTGGAAGCCACTATGCCCGTAAGGGTTCACGCTTTTGGAACAGGGTCAGGGATGATGCAAGGCTTACGGAAGAGCAAAAAATTCGTCTGACGATCAACCACATTCAGCGTATCTGTAAGATTTACGAAAATAACATCATTTCCTACGCTCCCGGTGTTACACCGCTCCCGAAGAACCAAAACGAACTTCAAGATCAGAAAGCCGCCGAGCTGAATAAAGCAGTATGGCAGGACATCAAGGATCGCCATCGCTTTAACGATAAGGTTCGGGAGATTGTTCAGGACTTTATCCGCGTGGGAGAAGTCGCGCATAAGATTTACTGGGACGACACTAAAGGCAAGATGAACGGTTATGAACCGCTTGTCGATGAGATGGGCATGCCTGTTATCGACGAAGCTGGTCAGGCGGTGATGGATCAGACTAAGCCGATCTTTACGGGCGATTTTGTATTTGAGAGAATCTTCGGGTTCAATCTTTTCCGCGCATCTGAAGCTAAAAGCATGGATGAATCTTGGTTCATCGGTCTTCGTAAGATGGTGAACGTCGATGATCTTCGTGCTCGTGTAGGTAACGACGAAGAAAAGCAGAAGTTAATTCAAGAATCAAAAGATGAAACCTACATCGTGTTTGATGGTAACGGTGGGGCGTATGATAAGTCTAAAAATCAGTGCCTTTTGCTTGAAATGTATATCCGTCCTTCGATCAAGTTCCCGAATGGTTACTATTTTATCTACACAATGCAGGGGGTTCTTTGGGAAGGTGAGCTTCCATTCGGTATTTTCCCTATCGTTTATACCGGGATGGATGAAATTCCTACTTCTCCTCGCTCTTACTCATTCATTAAGCAACTTCGCCCTATCCAAGGTGAAATCAACCGCGCCATCAGTCAGACCGCCACTCATCAAGTAACTCTTGGGGACGACAAACTTGCCGTTCAAGCGGGAACGAAGATCGCAAACGGTGGACTTCAACCGGGCGTTCGTGTTCTTTCTTACTCCGGTCAAGCGCCTGTTGTAATTCCGGGACGTACTGGCGATCAGTATATGCCGTATATCGAGAAGATGGTCGATCAGTTCTATGTGATCGCCAATCTTCAGGAAGAGTTGCAGGAGAAAAACGGCAACATGGATCCGTACACCATGTTGTTTGCAAGCATTCAGCAAAAGAAAAAGTATTCTATATACACATCCAAAATCGAGCAGTATTTGATTGATCTATGCTCGAAAACTTTGGAGTTAGCGAAGAACTACTACACCGATGCTAACCTTATCCCTGCGATTGGACGCGCGGAGATCATCAACATCGCTGAGTTTAAGAATACTTCTCCTCTTTTCTACATGATTAAACTTGAGCCGGGTACAGAGGACATGGAGACTCGTCTTGGCAAGCAGCTTACATTCAATCAGATCCTTCAGTATGTAGGATCTAACTTGGATGCTAAAGACATTGGTAAGATCATCCGCACATCTCCTTACGCGAATAACGAACTTGCATCCGAAGACCTGACTATGGACTTCGATGCTGGAACGAACATGATTCTCGCACTCGATCGTGGGCAGATGATGGAGCCGTCGATG